TCTGGTGCTAATGCAACTGCCGATATCGTTATCTCTGGGGGTTCTGTTGTCTCCTGTAGTCTTAAGTTTGGTGGTAATTTTTACGTTGTTGGTGACATTCTTTCTTGTTCTTCTTTGGGTTCTACTGGTAGCGGTTTTTCAATCCCGGTAGCTTCTGTATCTAATGCTAAAGGCACAAGCTGGCTAGGCGATAATTATGACCCAGTCTTGTTTTATGGTGCTATGCGTGAAGCCATGCTGTTTATGAAGGGCGAACAAGACTTAATTAGCTATTATGAAAATAAATACCAAGAAGCACTTACACAGCTTAAACGCCTTGGTGATGGCCTTGATCGTGGTGATTTCTACAGAGATGGCCAAACTAAACTTAATGTTAGTGGGATGGGCGTATAATGTCTATTGTTCAAGGTGCTACTACAACCTTTATGCAAAACCTGCTTAATGGCGTAGAAAACTTTACTACTGGTACGTATTACATTGCTTTATATAATGCTAATGCCAACCTAGATAACACGACAACGGCCTATACTACACAAAATGAGGTAACTGGTACAGGTTATACGGCAGGGGGTAAACCGTTGACAATTACTGTTACGCCTACAATAGATAATCAGTATGATACGGCTTATGTTTCCTTTGCCAATGTGGTTTGGAATCCTGCAGTTTTTACTGCTAGGGGAGCATTGGTATACAATTACAGTACAAAAGCGGCATGTTTTGTATTAAATTTTGGATCAGATAAGACTTGTAGTAATAGTTTTACTGTGCAGTTCCCGGCAGCGACTAGTACGTCTGCTATTTTATCGATTAGCAGTTACACAAGTGCTAATATTATTAGTTCTGGAGATTAATTATGCAAAAAGAAATAGCAAGCTGCGGTGACAACGCAATAGCTACATTACAAACCAATGCAAACATTCCTGAAGGTATGGGCGTTGATGGTCACTATCATGTCGAGTGCCGTGATGCACAAGGCAATTTAAAGTGGGAAGAAGAATTTCCTAACTTAGTTGTACAAGGCGGGAAAGAGTTAATGCTTAATAGTTTCTTGCGTACATCTGGTACATATACTACTGTCGGACCGTTTTTAGGTCTTACAAATGCAACATTGTCTCCAGCTGCTACAGATACTATGACTACATTAGTTGGTGGCGGCAAAGAATTTGTTAACTATACAGTTGGCGGTTCAGCAGTTCGTGGAACAGCAGTATTTGGTGCTGCATCATCTACAGGCTCTACACCAAACAACGTAACTACTTCAGCAGCTACAGCAATTACATACACTATTACTGGTGCTGGCGGTACTGTATATGGTTGCTTCTTAGTAACAGGTTCTGGTGCCGTATCTACACAGTCAAGCACTGCAGGAACTTTGTATTCTGAAGGTAACTTTTCCACTGCAAAAGTTACGACGGCTGGCGATACTGTAAGCGTTACATACAGCACTACTGCTACTAGCTAAGGAGTCTTAAATGGCTCTGGTTATTGCTGATCGTGTCCAAGAAACCACGACCTCAACTGGTACGGGTTCTGTTACGCTTCTTGGAGCGGTTACTGGGTATCAGACTTTTGCCGTCATTGGAAACGGTAATACAACCTTTTATACCATCGCAGACCAAGGCGGTTCAAATTGGGAGGTTGGTGTTGGAACGTACTCAACTACCGGGCCTACTCTTGCTCGTACTACTGTTCTTGCTTCTTCTAATAGTGGTAGTTTGGTTAATTTTAGTGCTGGTACCAAAGCTGTTTTTGTTACTTATCCATCTGAAAAATCAGTAAACTTAGATGCATCTGGTAATGTCAGCGCACTAGGAACAGTATCTTCCGGTACTTGGCAAGGAACTACAGTAGGCGTAGCATATGGCGGTACAGGCGTAACCGCTTCTTCTGGAGCTAACTCTGTTGTATTACGTGATGCAAACGTAAACGTATCAGCTAATAACTTTTTAAATGGGTATACAGCGACTACAGCAGCTGGTGGTACAACTGTATTAACTACAGCTTCATCTTATTATCAAAGGCTTGGTGGATCTACTACTCAGACATACAAGCTTCCCGATGCAACTACTATGGCATTGGGTCAAGCGTTTGTTTTTGATAACGATTCATCTGGCATATTGACAATTATTGATAACGCTTCTACTGTTATTGATACAGTTCCGTCTGGTGGTTATGGTTATTTCTTTGTGGAAAGTAATGCTACTTCCGCTGGATCTTGGGGTAAATACGCTTTATTGCCAGCATCATATGACTTTAGTACAACCACTGCAGACTTTGGTACAGCAGTAATTATCAATACTACATATCAAGGAAATGCGGTTGGCGCTGCTTATGGTGGCACAGGACTAACTACATTTGCTGGAGCTAATAACGCTCTTTACTCTACATCCTCATCTGCTTTAGCTGCGGGTACTTTACCTGTGGCAGCTGGCGGTACAGGATCAACTACTTTAACAGCTAATAATGTTTTATTAGGGAACGGCGCATCTGCTCTGCAAGTTGTAGCTCCTGGAACATCTGGCAATATACTTACTTCAAATGGTACAACTTGGACATCCGCAGCAAATACAGCAGCTACACCAGACCAAGCTTACTTTTTATCTTTTATGATGGGCTAATATGGCAACTTATACTAATACCTCTTATGTAGCCAAAAACGTTGGCACTTCAGCTTCTACATTAACTACTGTAGCTAGTGCAACCACTGCGGCTATTGCAAGTTTAATTGTTTCAAATACAACAACTTCACCAATTACTACGAGCGTTTACTTTACTCGTTCTGGTACCGACTATTATTTGGTGTATCAGGCAACTGTACCTGTCGGCGGTTCTTTGGAAGTTATTCAAGGCAACAGAGTTGTTTTAATCGCATCTGATGCATTAAAAGTAGTAAACAGTGCAGCAACTTCTGGCGATTGTGTAGCTTCAGTCTTATTGGCGGCATAACATGGCTTATTTAGGCAACAACTTAACGGTTCAGCAGTATGCGCCACAGATAGCTTATTTTTCTGGTAACGGCTCAACTACTGCTTTTACTTTACCTGTACCAGTTGTAAGTGCAGCGCAAATTATTGTTGTTGTAGCTAACGTAATTCAAAACCCATCTACTGCATTTAGCGTATCTGGTACAACATTAACTTTTACGTCTGCCCCTGCAAGCGGGTCAAATAATATTTGGGTTGAATATACAAGCTTACAAACTAATACTGTGACTGTTAGTCCCGGTTCTACAATTAATACACCAACTTTAATAAGCCCAATTATAACGGGTAGTGTCCCACAAATAACTTCTTATACATCTGGTTCTGGAACTTATACAGTGCCAACTAATTGTCGTTATCTATATATCAAAATGATTGGCGGCGGCGGTGGTGGCGGTGGCTCTGGTAATAACGGAACTGCTGGTACTGGAGGAAGCGGGGGAAATACTACTTTTGGTTCTTTATTAACAGCAAATGGTGGTGGTGGAGCTGGTATTTATTCAGGTGCTGGTGGTACAACTGTCATTAATTTAGGTGCTGCTGGTCAAGGATTTCAAGGTCAAGCAGGATCAGTTGGTGGTTTATGGGCTACTGGTTCTGGAGCTAATGGTATTTATGTTCAGTCTGGTATTGGCGCATCTAGTCCTTTTGGTGGCGGTGGTAGCGGTGCTTTTGGTAACGGAAACCCAAGTGCAGGACAAGCAAATACAGGCGCTGGAGGCGGTGGCGGTGCATGGAATCCTAATGCTACCAATCAATATGCTGGTTCAGGTGGTGCTGCTGGTGGATACATTGAAGCATATATAACAACACTAACTACTTCTTATTCTTATGCGGTAGGAAGTGGCGGCACTGCTGGAACTGCGGGTACTAATGGATTTGCTGGCGCTGCCGGAGGCTCTGGTGTAATTATTATTGTAGCCTTCTTCTAAGGATAAATAATGCCATATATCGGTCAAGCCCCAACCCAAGTAGCATTTGTAACTGATACATTTTCAGGTAACGGTTCTACTACTGCCTTTACAATGAGCGTAGCGCCAGCTAATACAGCTGCTGTTTTGGTGGCAGTTTCTGGTGTACTTCAAAACCCAAGCACATATTCTGTTAGTGGGCTAACTCTTACATTCTCAGCTGCGCCCCCTACTGGTACTGGCAATATTTCATGCCGATACCTTGGTATCCCTGCATCTGGAGTAACAACCACAGCATATCGCACAGTAACCGAGTTCACTGCAACTGCAGGACAAACTACATTTACACTACCTTCTTACACAGCGGGGTTCATCAATGTCTACCGTAATGGAGTTTTGCTGGGCAGCGCTGACTATACTGCTACTAACGGAACTACTGTTGTTCTTGCTACGGGCGCTACATCTGGTGATTTGGTTACTGTAGAAAGCTTTTTGGTAAGTTCAGTTCTAAATGCTATCCCAGCAACTACTGGTAGCGTAGGAACAACTTATTTAGCTAATAACTCGGTTACTGCCGCTAAGATGGCAGCCTCTGGTGCATGGGGGCCGACTGGAACAGTTTTGCAAGTAGTTAATGCTACATATGCTACAGAAACAAGTAGCGCAACAAACACACAAATTGCAACAGGATTAACGGCATCTATTACTCCACAATTTTCTACAAGCAAAATTCTTATAACTGTTATGTTAAATGGCGTTTGTCATACGACTAACAATACTTCTGTTACTTCTTATTTAACAAAAAATGGCGGCAATTTAAAAATTATGTCTTATATTGCAGCAGCTAATGATGCAAACTCAGGAAATAATACAACTGATGTTGGCACAGTAGGTATAACTTATTTAGATTCTCCAGCCACTACTTCTTCAACAACTTATGCTTGTACCTTTGCCAGTCAACAAGGAAATGCAACCGTTTATGTTCAAAGATACGGCTCTACTTCATCAGTTACCCTTATGGAGATTGCAGGATGATTGATTTAACTCCCGCTATTTACCAGCTATATCCACAGGTAACGCACACTCGTGGTGATGTTGCTTATGATGCTGATGATAATGAAGTTCCATATGACTTAACTGCAGTTACTGAGCAAGCACAAAAAAACGAATGTAAATTTAAAGCTACCCAGCTTTTATATGCAACTGATTGGACAACTATTCCTGATGTGGCTAATCCAATTAATAACCCATACTTAACCAATCAAGCAGACTTTATTACGTATAGAAATACAGTTCGTGGTCTTGCCGTTAACCCAGTTATAGCCCCAGTATTTCCTGATATACCTAAGCCAGTTTGGAGCGCCCAATGACCACGTCTAATATACTTGCCCAGCTAGGCTCACCTGGAGTTAGCACAGGGTTTAAAAATCGCATAATTAATGGAAACATGTTAATCGACCAGCGTAATGGTGGCGCAGTATTAACTAACCCTGCTAGTAGTACATATAACGTAGATAGATGGTATACCTACAACACACAAACTAATAAATTTAATGTCCAGCAAAATGCTGGTTCAGTAACTCCGCCAGCAGGATTTACAAAATATGTAGGTGTTACAGGAAATACAAACTATACCTATGGAGCAGGTGATTTCTTTGGTTTAGGTCAAATTATTGAAGGTACTACAATTCAAGATTTGGGGTGGGGAACTGCTAACGCTAAAACTATGACTTTATCATTTTGGGTTTATGCAAGTTCGGCAGGGACTTATGGTGGTGGATTGCAAAATCAACCAGGAGTTTGGTTTTATAATTTTTCTTACACAATCCCTGTTGCTAATACTTGGACTTATGTATCTGTAATAATCAATGCTCCCACAGCAGGACAAGGCACTTGGGTAACTACTAACGCTGCTGGAATGATTATTGCTTGGTCTTTAGGTAATGGTTCTACATATTCAACCACTACCACAGGCTCATGGGGTACAACATTTTACAATGGTTATACAGGACAGCCTCAAATTGTTGGAACAAATGGTGCTTATTTTTATCTTACTGGGGTTCAGTTTGAAGTTGGAACAACCGCAACAAACTATGAAAATTTAGAATATTCAAGACAATTAATTCAATGCCAAAGATATTATTACAGAATAAAACCTACAGTTAATTACAACATTTATGGTGTTGGAAGTTCTTTTAGTACAACAGCAATAAGAATTACTGTACCTTATCCAGTAACATTAAGGGTTGCCCCAACATCTATGGATTTTTCGGCTGCCAATTTATTTTTAGCAGAAAATAGTGCTGGGGTTGGACAAACTCCTTCTGCATTAGCAGATTCTTCAAATTCTGGAACTAATGCAGCTAATTTAAATGTAACAGTTAGTGGTGCTACTCAAGGTATTCCATATAATTTATATTCAAATGCAAATCAAACTTCTTATATGGGATTTAGTGCGGAGCTATGATGACAATATCTTATTATTTAGCTGGTAGGGAAAAAATCCCATATAAAGTTATTACTTATGAAGATGGTTCAACTTCACATACTTTATTAGTTCCACCACCAGACCCAAAACCACCAATGTTTTTAAACACCGACTATGAGGATTATCAAGCATGGTTGGCAGAAGGCAATATACCAGAGGTATTTGAATAATGGCACTAACTACAGTTCAGGGGGGTATGATTACAGCTGCCCCACAAATAACCATACTAACTAGTGGTAGTGGAACATATACAGTACCAGCCTATTGCTCTTACCTTTTTATTAAGATGGTAGGCGGTGGCGGCGGTGGTGGGGTTGGTTCAGTAAACGCTATTCCTGGCGCTGGTGGTGGTGCAGGT